GAATGTGAATAATTCATGGTTATTTTTTGCCCATTCAATACGCTCAACCATCGGTGCTTTATCAAGACCGTATGTAGTAGCTACTTGAAAGGCTAACCATTCATCTGATTCATCAGTTGTATATGACCCCTCTGCAAAGACTAACAAACTTTTTCCAAAGTCTGTATCTTGTGGAGTAAGAAAGGCAGGAATAGGATACGCTCTACCTCTGTAATCAAAAGACCACGGTATATAGAACTTAGGTACGTCCTTGAACCTTTTCACTGCCTCCATTGTCATCCTTGTACGACAAGATTTCTTAAACTCTTGTGCGTTCAGATTCATTGTCTGAGCAGCCTCTTGTCTGTACTTCTTACGAGACTCAATGTTCTCTGCAATGTCTACAGGTTTAGGAGGTAGTTCATGATTGACAATGGGGAGGAACTTACCTACTGCTCGTTCCAATCTATCTAGTTCTTCCGCAACCTCTACAATAAAAGGATTTAGAGTAAAGGCGACCTTCTGAATCTTGTTCAGAAACTCGATAGGGGTTTCTCCCTGTATACGGGTGGGATGTCCACGCCTCACCATGTCATGACCACGCATCACCTCGTTAAGGAGATAACCACCAGCACGATCATTAGTCCAATCGTTAGGTTCAATCAGCATCGGCCAAGCAAGAGGAGCAAACAGTTCTGCATCCTTCATCACTTCATCCTTGATGGATATGAACTCAGGTGTGGGAGTTACATAGTTATTTGTCTTACGTCCTTCCCGTCTAAGTTCTTTAGTGAACCAATGTGATTCATGGATAATACAATCAAGTAACCAACCACCAAGTTTTACGCGGTTAGCCCTACCCCAAGCATCCCATTTTACATCCACAGTATTCATAGGTCTGCGGATGTTCGTGAGACGTTGATGTGTGCCGCTGGAAGAGTGCCAATACTTCTTTTTGAGTACGTTCAACAGTCCAGGTGCTGAACGCTCGTAGAAGCGCATCTGGCACTCACTTTCAACCGCTTGGCCGATTGCATCACATACGTTAGTTAGCTGGTCGCTACCCTCTTTAAAGGAGAATACTTTATCGAAGGTAAGCTTGAGTGCAATAGCTGCTGATGCTAACGGTTCAAGCTGTGATACATACTCCTTAACAACCTGGAATTGATGACCAGTTCCACGTGTTAAGCGATCATGTGAAGTCTCCTCAATACGTCTAACCACAAGAGGCAAGAGCATATCGATAGAAGCAATGCCATATACACTAGCTGATGCATAACTCTTCTCCTCAAGATCCTGTGTGTTCTTGTGTAATCTCTTGAGTCCTTGAGCTATTTGATCACGCTCAAGTTGTACTTGTTCGTCGATCTCAGCTGGTGTAGGCATAGGCAGTCTCGATAGTATCAGTGTCGTCAGCGAGTTGTTCCATCATCAAAGAGATGATTTCATCACGATTAGGATGACCAATAAGTTCATCACACAATTCATGAAGGCGACGAAAATACACTTTAGTCTTCATCTTCATAGTCTCCGCAAGTAAGGTGGTGGATTGCAGCATGATCACAGACAGTAAACTCAATGTCAGGTGTACGTAGAAGTTGTTGAACTTTATTCTGTGCTGCACCTTCCTTCATGTAAACGTGCTCTTTGATCTTATAAGTCTTTGAGTCACGTACACGAATGATACAACATACAGACGAAGGTAACTCCCAACCGGCTACCTTCCAATCCATAATCTCTTCAAAGGTATGTTGCTCGAACGCATCATCTGGTGCGTCCTTGTACATATCGTAGTTGTTTGGATAGTAACGCTTACCACTCATCTTGTTGTTTAACATTTAGTAGTTGATCGTTGCGTTCACGGGACAACTCTAAAGCCCGCCATGCAGCAGACTCAGAATCGGGTGCTAAGAGATACCAAACACCTGAACGTAGTGTCACTTCGTATTCACGAAGGCTGTGAGTGTGAACCATTTGTTTTACCTTTGCGGGTAGATGTGGTACGTGTAGGTGTAGGTTCCACTGGTGTTTCGTTGCGCTCAACTACGTCCATGCCTAAAGACTGCACGTACGCATCATGGAACTCATTACGCAGCAGTTTGTACTGCTCAATCGTAGCAACATCACCTACACTTTCGTAGTTATGTAGCCATGCTTCGACTGCATTAAGTAGCAGCCACTCACGGGATCGAAGTAGTTGTTCAGTCATTCAGCAAACTCCAATGCAAGGGATTTAAATTCATCAAGCCAGCCACTAATAAGACCAGCCTCCTCCTCAGTTACATGCTGCATAATGTCATCATTACAACATGCACGATTGAGTACCTTGATGATAGGTTTAAACTCATCAGGGAATGTAGGTACTTTGATTGCAGTGGATTGTTCAGTCATAATTAGAACTCCTTGTAAGTGTGCAGATGTGTGTTCATCGGGACAACATCAAGGACACGCTCATGTCCTTGTGCTCGTGCATCTCCCATGCTCCATGCTTCCATAACTGAGCGAGCAGTTACATACTCACAGGCGCAAACATCACGCCCCTTGGTGTAAAGAACTTGGTACTGCATCAAGCTACCTCCGCATCAACGAGAGCAGACTCAAGCATGTCACATCGGTTACCCCATGTGACCTTGGTGTACATGTCATCAGCAATCATGAGTTGCTCTTCTGCATACTTAAGTTGCTGACGCAAGTATTCAATGTTGGACATAACTAACTCCATGTGAAAGAACATGTAGCCATTGAGGACTACAGAAACCCATCAACATGTGATGGGAGAGTGTAATCGTCAGGCTTAGGCAGCAAGAGCCTCACGCTCAAGCTCATTAACCATGTGCTGTGCTTGACACCAGCACTCAACTACACACCACACCATCTCATTCTTGAGGGTGGAGATAGTAGAACCAGTGTCAACAAAGTTCTTCATAGAGAACCCGCAATCGTTGAGGTAATCGTAGATCTCATCTTCATACTCATCGAAGAACTTCTCAGTCTCGGAGTAGTAGATGAAACCAGAGACACCTCCGGCGCAGCCATAGTTGGCTACGTCCTTGATCTCATCAGCGTCATCGAAGCGCTCGGTGAGAGCCTGATGCATGGTACGCATGGTGATGTAAGACATGTGTGAATGTAAACAAGTGAACAAGCGTAGCTTGTAGGCTACAGAAAAGCGTCGGATAAGTGACGCTTAAGTGTAACCAACAGTCGAGTGTAACGAGACACTAAGGCTGAAGATCAGACGAGTTGAAGGTAAGAAGTGCGCTTAGTGTTAACGCAGTTCTTGTTAACCCAGAACCCAAGCGACATGTTGGGATTGAGCAATAGGTTCATGATAGCCCGGCGGCTAACGTTGGTGTACTCATACTCGTAGCCGTTCTCGAATGTAACGTAGGCAACACCGTTGAACGGGTCAACCTGCAGATACGAGACAGCATCAGAGGTACGAGGAGCAATGTTGAAAGTAGGCATGTTGTGAATGTAAACGTTGAATGTGTTGCGACCTTGTGATCGCAATGACTAGCCAGGGACTCGAACCCTGGTGTACGCCGGTGCATACTAGCCGGTGTGCCATGAGCAAACAAAGCGTGTGGCTCCGCTGGGCGAGTGGCAACGAGCCACCCTTGTCGTGTCTACCACACCTCCCGGTCAAGAACCCATGCCGGTCGTCGCTGTCTACCGGTTGCTCCGGAAGCGGTGTGCTTATTCGGTTGTCAAGGTTCGGCGAGGTGGTGAGTGGTGATTGAAGATCGAGACTCTCCTCCCCCTTAACAGGGAGAGTCGAGATCAAGATCATCAACCACTCATCCAAGGGTCATCATACAGCCTCTGGAGCCGGTTGAGCGGTGGACAGTCGGTTGAAGTGGCACAATGGCTGGGTGGAACCTGGCGGAACCCATTGCAGCGCAGTGGTTATTAGCGGTGCTTATCTGTCCCATCAGATTTGCTAATGAGACGGCAAACAGATCACTTGAAATCTAGTGACACCAAGGCATCTGCCCTACTCCTTGCCCCAGGTTTCGCCAGGTAACACCCGCATGGACACAGGTGGACACGGCTGGACACAGGCTCAGGCGAGGACAAACCAGGCGGGACCAGGGATGTGCCTGCTTGCGTACCTGCGTATGTGACAGGTGCGCGGACACGTGGACACGGCTACGACCCGTACCCCCACGGGGGATGCTGCGGCCGCCGCTATCCGTATAAGGCTTCACAAATTTTTGTTCGGATTCATCAGACCCCTCTACAATCGTCTGTAAGAGGTTTTACCCTTTATCGGCCTCCTTATACCAAGGAGCAGTTAGACGCATCTCAGGGAGGCTTGTAGACCCCTCTGAGAGCGTTTCTGTGTAAATAGGAGGTGGAATAACAGGATCTACCTTATCCATCTCCTCATGGTACTCCTTAATAGCTTCATCTACCTCTACTTTAATCCGTGCATCAAGGAATTTCTCCTCTAGCCACCAAAGTAAAGCAAAGACCAAATGATCCCACCAAGGAATACCACGACTCCAATGCCGACGAAGAACCTTAAACTCATTTAATCTAAGAGTCAACTCGTTTATTCGTTGTTCTTTTCCCACATCGCCTCACAAACATTAGGAAGGTGTTGATACAGCAGGTCTTGTACTTGACCGGCTATCTGTGCGTGTTCCCGTTGCGTTCCATTAGCGGTACGAAGGTCACAATAATGCAACCAAGACCTAATACTTCCATTCATGTACATCTTAGTTGGAGTAGCCAGCGGTAACACCTCTCTTGCACACTCTTTAGCGATGCCAGCTTCAAGCAGTTTCTTATATACCAACTCCGAATGTTTAAACAGTTGTTTTACTTCCTGTTGAAGGAATAGGTCTTCATCTTCTATTTCAATACTATTTTGTCTATTCTTTAAATCTTGCAGTCTCAATTGAGGTACAACGGGACTACCAAGTTGAGATGCATTAGCGTACCGTTGACTAAACTCTTGAAAGCTAAAGGAACGGTGCCTAAGGATCTGTGCAGCAATAGACCGAGTAGTATTAATTTGTACACACATGTTCACCATTTCAAAAGGTGACCAATGGTTATGTTCAATAAGATATTTAATCAACCTAGCACTTGTCTGAGTGTTGGTTTGATTAGATGGGTTAGATACCCGTGCCATGTAGCTGATAAGTTCTTCAGCTTCGGGAGTGATGTGGATCAGTTGAACAGAGTGAAACAAAGGTTGAACGGAGTGGGTGGGACTCATAAGGTTGTTTAAAACTTAGTAATTACGTTACCAGACAGTAGGATCTTAGTTCTCAGATTTCCAAGATTCAAAAGGGGGAGGAGAATAGATGAAATAAAGTGTTCTCTATCCAGTAGAAAAAGGAGGAGATTTTTAGGTCTCCCCCAATTACAGGAGTTGGGTCCACCCTCCCTTCCCCTGTATACGGGTGGGATGTGTCTTAAACCCAGGTGGGGACACTGTTTTTAGAAGTTCCTCTTGCTTGTCTTTTTTGGTCTAAATTCATACCTAAAACAAGGTGATTTGTCTCACTTTGAGGGTCATCTAAAAAGGCAGTAAGCATGTCGTTCCACTCTTCTATTTTACGTTGTTTGACTGTCTCCTGAGCAGAGATGCCCATGGCATCGGTAAAGTACTTAACGCCTTGTGCTAAAGAGTCTAATCTGTCGTCGTGTTTAATGGCGTACTTTTCCCGACACATTCTACTCATTTGGTAGAAGAGCATGTACAGGAGTCGTTTCTCTGGAGCTTCATCTTTATTAGAAGAGTAGTCCCATTCTACAACACCACGATCAACGATGAGTCGGTGTTGGTTCATAATGGGTTCAAGAGCGTCAATAATCCGTTCTTCTTTACGAACATTAGCTCGTACTTCTTCAACACCAATGTTTTGTTTAGTTTGTTGAAGGTGTTTTTTAAAGAGTTCTGAAACAATACCATCACCAAAGTTAGTCTCAATGACAAGTTTGGTAACGTTATACTTTTTACAACCTCTAAGGATGTCTAACAGAGTGTTGTCGGAGTAACCGTCGCGGTATGCACGTACCTCGTGGACGTAAAGGAAGCCATTCTTTTGGCTTATGTACGTTGCTGCTGTTTCGTCTGTGCCTCTACCTGACGGGTCAATGCTGCATATCGTTTCAGAGTATTCACTCCACTCTCCTTGAAGCTGCATCGGGGAGTAGAAATAATCACCTGGTAAGCCAACCGTAGGCAGATCCTTGAGAACATTACGAGGATCACTGCACCACACAACAGAATCCGGCGCTTGAGTTGGATTAACGGAGGTAATGATAAGGTCTTGGAACTTAAGTGGGAACTTTTCTGCATCACTAAGACTCGTATCAAGCATAAATTGGAGCATAAAGTTGCTCCGACCCATTGCTGCTTCTCGTTCCAACAAATCATCACTACTGAATCGGTCTGGGTCTGTTACATCCCATGCTTCAGCACCGTTATCGATGTCTTCTTGGAGTTGAGGAGCGATTAATCCTTCGTAATTAGATAATTTACGTGGTACTCTAGCTGGCCAAACAAAGGGTCTGTAGTTACGTTCAGCTAGTTTACGGTAGATGGTGAAGGTTGTCTGTGGTGTACCGAGATACATGATTCGGCTATCCTGTTTAGGGGTAAGGATAGACTCAGCCTCCGTGCAGAGTTGAAGGAGTTTCTCACGCATCATCTCAGTCATGGAGTTACCAGGTACCTCGATGTCATCAAGAATCATCAGGTCAGCACGAGAACCCGTCAGCTGGCCCGTAATACCAACAGACTTAACACTAGGAGCTTGGTGAGGGCTGCAATTAACATCAAACGAAATGCGACTCCAACGAGCATCATCGCTTTTGGGTCGGAGGTGTGATAACCAAGGCGTTTCAATGATCAGTTTCTGTAAGAAGATGGACATGTTATCTGCTCGTTCTTTAGAAGCGGAGATAATCATGATCTTTTTCTCAGCGTTATTGAACAAGGTCCACAACACAAAGGCTCCGGTAATCCAGGATTTACCTACACCACGAAAAGCTTGGATCTGTAAACGTTTAGGACCGTGTTGTAGGTAGTCGGCAATAGCGTATTGAGCACGTGTTGGGGAGGGAAGATCCAGTTGTCCCCAAAGTGCTTGTAGAAATAGTTTAAAGTCCTGTTGAAGGGACTCTAACACGGAGTCCCCTCTAGAAGGCGCTGTACGGCGTTTTGTAGGCATGTATGGTAGAATGTACCTAAAGGTGGTTTAAGGGGCCTTGTAGAAGCTTGTAGGTGCCTTTAACGTTGGAATAGACCTTGACGTTCGTGGGGTTGATCAACAGTACCTATCATCCCAAAAGGACCAAACCTTTCTTGTGAGGGTGCTTCAGCAGGAATCAAAGAACGACTAAATCTAACGCTACCAGCTTTAGTTCCTATTGATTTAGGCTTAGCAACTGGTTTAAGTTTAGCAACAGGTGCTGGTTTAGGAGTTGGTTTAGGGCTAGGAGTACGTGTAGGTGCAGGTGTTGCAGGGGGTGCAAATCGAACACTTGCTGTTGATTTTGTTGAAATCCCAGTACCAGAAAGATTTTTAAGTGCTTGATCAATATCTATACCAGGTTCAAAATCTAACCCAGGTTGTTGACTTGTAGGTTGAAGTTTGTTGTGATACTTTTTAGGGATGACACGTACATAACCTGTTACATCGTCAACATCTACTACATACTTATCTCCATAAGCAGCGTGGACTTTAGATTCAACCGTATCTTTGAATACTTTGAACTCTGGATCAGATAAAGATACGTACTCATTTGAACCTCCAGAAGCCAATCGAACATTATGTTCAACAATTGTAGGTTTACCACCAGATACAAATTGATGCTCGGTAGATTCAGATACTTTCTTGGCTTCCTTTTTTAATTGAGAAAGATTTTCACGTTCTGCTTCTGTTTTAAATAAACGTTCTTCTTTGGATCGTTTAACATCAGCAGTTTCTTTAGTACTGTAGTTTTCAGCAGAAAGTCGTCCACCTTCTTTTTTACGTACCCGCAGTTTATCCCCATTAGGTAGCTCATAAAGGTTACCACCGGACAAAGAAGGTTTATCTTCTAAGTATGTTTGAGCGGCTTTAATTGCGTCAGATCTTGTTTCAACAGGAATAAATTCTGGCATGAAAAAAGCCGCCCCGGTTTGGAGCGGCGGTATAATGGGTTAGTTACTTCTTTTTTTTCTTTTTGGTTTCAGGCGTAACAGCATCCTTAGCATTAAGATCCGGTACACCAGTCTTAGGAGAAATACCCATAGCTTTAAGGGTACCACTTATTTGCATTGCTTGGGAATCTGCTTTAGTGGAAGGCTCAGCAGCACCTTTTTGTTTTGCAACAGCAGCCCGGTGTTCAGCAAGGGTACGATACCGACCAACCGAAGTACCCTTGGTGTCTTCCTTGTCCCGGTAAGATTGAGCAGCAGCTTTAGTTTCCTGTTTAGGAGCAGCTTTAGGTGCAGGACTGGGGTTGCGCGGCATAACAGTAGTACGCTGGGCAGAAGCCTTTACGGGAGGAGTAGCTGGCTTCTTGTCAGCAGGAGTTGGCCGACGAAACTCAGGATCAGACTTACCTGCTTCTACTTTAGGAGTACGTGCTTCATCAGCAGTAAGCTGCTTGCTTTTAACGGAGTTCTTAACACTAACACGTTGAGGTGCACCACCAACGGTTTCACCTTTAGTAGTGGCACCTTTCATGGAAGAACGTGCAACTTTTGAACCACGGCGAGGAGCCATGGCACGAGCATTCTCTTCTTCACGTTGAATTTGAAGCTGTCGTTGACGCTTCCTTTGCTCAGGGGATAATGCAGGCATGATTAGTTAATATGGGATAAGATAAGTCCCTCTCTCAAGGGATTATGACCGAATGTAGCCCTCATAAATGAGAGCCAGTTATTGCTACCTTTAGCCTGATTACATCTCCAACAGGAGGGTACAAGGTTTGATGTAAGGTCTTCACCACCATAGCAGCGAGGACGAACGTGATCCAATGTAAGTTCATGTAATTCATAGGTTTCTCCACAGTAGACACATTGACAATTGAAGTGCTCTTTAATGGCTCTTCTCCAGAGCCGTTTAGCTTCAGGACTTGTCATGGTTATTAGGTTTTGGAGGTAATGATCAGGTGTTGGCAGCAGCGGTGTCATGCGTAACGTTGGCCTTTGCGTGGGCGACGACGATTAGCTGATGGGTTTTCAAGTTTACCCTTTGTAGGTCCGGTATGGGAAGCATCCATTCCGTCACCGTTGCCATAAGTACCAAGTTTTCGGTTTAGTTTATTAGCATCGGTACGGATTTTCAAACCGTTGTTGGTTTTGTTGTACTTTGCTTGCTGTTTTTGTCGGCGTTGACGTGCTTTTGGATTCTGTTTGTAGTACTCAGATGTGTTTTGAGCCATACAGCCTCCGTTGTACCATTTCAGGATCAATTTTAGGCATTACAGACGCCAATTTATCTAGTGGATTGCCATCATAAGCAACACCACTGATGTCATTTTTGGCAAGCCAGTCACACGCCGCCTTAAGGTCTTGTGTGCTGGCTTCACCAGATTTAATTCGTTGAAGGAACTCAGTTGTTACGAGGTTATGAAGCTCGTTAAACATGTCCTCAGTGGCTTTCTTACTGGCCATTTCTCAGTACGATCTGATCAAGTTTATTTTCGATGCGAATCATGTGATCCTCCATCTTTTGTAGAGCTGAAGATAGTTCTTCACGTTGGACATATTTCTCTGCAATGCGAAGTTCTACACGGTCAATACGTGAGTCAACTTCATTAATGCGAGTGTGCATACGAGAATGAAGGGCAACAACAGCAGTAAAGACGGCAACAGTGCCTGAGACGATTGCTTCAATCATTGTTTTCTGAAAGTCATAAACCAACCAGTCCCAGGACCATCAACTTCCCAGCGTTTGAGCCAGTTAGCCCAGGAATAACGAACTGACATACCACCAGCACCGACTTTTACATAGCCGCCGTTGGTATTATCTAATTCACCGTAGGGATCATGGAAGATGCCCTTAGCTCCGTCATCACCAATCAACAGCATGTAATGACCACCACCTGTTGGGGCAGTTGCTGGACCGTGATGAAGGATGCCTGTTGCTACTGGGTAGCCCTGTTGAAGTTCAAACAGGAGCTTTTGTTTGGTTCCGGTGGTGTAAAACGTGGCAAGGATGCCGTATTGAGCACAGGCTTTAATCTGTGCGGTAGCTTGCGTTGTATCACCGTATTTAAGTACGGTCTTTAAGTATGTATCGTCAGCATTACTCCCTTTAAGAGCATCTGGTAGGAGGTACTTGATAGCCATAGCACATGTAGAGCTAAAGCACATCCGGCCTCCATGACCAGTTGCACTATCAGTTTGGGCGTAATACTGCTTCACCGGAAGCAGCACCATAGCCTCAACCTTTGAAGATGTTCTTGATTTGGTTAAGCTTGTCGTCCTCTTTACGCAGAGGTTTCAAAGCGGCAATACCGCCAAGAATCAGTTGAACAACACTATTTGATTTGAGTTTAGATGCACCGATAACTTCAGAACCCAAAAACAGGGCAAAGAAAACGATGGTCTCGTAGGAGACTTTAAGGCCAAGAATGGTAAGCATGATAATTACAGAACGATTATGTCTTCACCGGCGCCGCCTAAAATGCCGCTACCAGTTACTGCAGTGTCAAAAGAAATAGTATCAATGATTGAATCAGAACCACCCAAATCGTTTTGAGGAACAACAACTTCCCACACGTTGAACTCAGAACCAGTGATATAAGCAGCAAGCTCATCAGTGGACTCTGTAGCCCTCAGGAGGGCCTCCTTTTCGTTGCTCAGGGTGCGTACCTCAGAACGACGCTCAAGGACGCTCTGAGGGGCTTCACGGCCTGTCTCAGCAAATCGGGTGATATACCAATCAGACTGGCTAAGGAGGGTGCCAGCGGTTTGCTTGACCTGACCTACCCACTGTTCGACAAGTTGGGCATGGTCCTTAGGAATGCCTGCATCCCAATAGAACCTCTGGTCGTGGGGAATTGGGTCAGACTCTTCTGTAATGCCAATGGCTTCCCGCTCTTCAGGTGAAGCAAGACGAATCCAGTTGGCCGGATATTGAATGCCCTCGTGCTCAAAGGCTGCGTCAGGGCTAATTGGTTTTTCGTTCAGAATAAACATAATGTTTCGTATTAACGAGGGGTGCGGCCATCGGGAAGTGCGTAGGGCATAAGTCTAGGTCCGTAAATGAAGGTTAGCGAGCGCGGGAATACTTAACGGGCGCCTCCGCAAATGCTGCATATAGGATCTGAGCGCCACTGGTGTTCCAAGTGGTATTCGCCGTACGCAGTTTAAACCCGTTTGAAAGTATATCGCACGGCGTAAATGAACGATAATCGCTCTCTGCGTTTGAAAGATTTGGGAAAAGATTTAAACCGGCAACGTTGTAGGTATCCCTAGCGGTATCAAAAATAATCCAGCTTTCACCTGCAACATTTTGCTTCATAAGTATCCACCTCGGCCTAAACCC